GATAAATATGTTATTAAGTATAATATCTTGGATAATTTAACATGCAACTAGAAGTATTATTAGAAGAATTACCACCAGAACAAAAAAAGCGAGTAGCTTTTATGATTGGACGGATGAATCCACCAACATCTGGTCATTATAAAGTTATTAGTAAAATGAAAGAATATATTAGAAAACATCCAGAATTAAAATTGGAAGCTCAACCAATTGTTGTAATAATTGAAGGTGTTAAATCAAGTAAAGATAAATCAAAAAATCCTTTAACTGCTGAAGAAAGAATTAAATTTATGGAGAGTTCTGGTAAAGCAAATGGTGTTAATTTCTTAATTGCTAAAAATGGATTTGTTGCATTAGGAGTTATTAGAGATAATGGATATGAGCCTATTGTTATTGGAGCAGGTTCAGATAGAGCTGATGGATATAAAAAATTATTAGATAAAAATTTTAAAACTAAAAATGATAAACCAATTGAACATATTATCATTCCTGGATTAGATAGAGAAGAATCATCAACTGTTGAAAGAAAGAATGATAAACAACGAGCTTTAGATAATGCAATACAAAAATTAAATGATGAAGAAGAAATAGCTGATGATGAAATTAGTGGTTCTTTAGCTAGACATGCTGTTAAATTAGGATATGAAGAAGAATTTGCAAAAATTGTTGGACTTGAACATAAACCAAAATTAGCCAAAATAATGTTTGATAAAATTAAAAAAGCTATGGAGAATTCTTAAATGGGTATTACTAATGGATGGGATGGATTACCTTCAAGTGGTGGTTCAGCAATTACACCTTCGTTTTCAGGATTAGCTGATACTTCAGTTGCTTCATCAGGTGGAAAATTAAATGAAGTTGCTGACCGAATGTCATGGGTTTCTGATAGTAAGACTAATGCGGCTAATGCAATAGCTCCTAAAGATTTTGGTGCTATTACCAATGGAACATTCAGCAAAAGTATGCAAGATGGTTTAACAGGTTTAGGACAAAGTTGGTCTCAGGGATTTGAGTCTGCTACAGGATTGACTGGAATTGGAACTCCTTTAGGTGCTAATGCGTCAACATTAGCTGATTTATTCGGCAATGGTTCTGAAGGTGGAAATGATTTTGCTGTTAAGTTAAAATCTCGGGTAACTGGTGAAGAATTTATTTGTGAAATAATGCCAACAATTTCAGAAACAGGTTCAGTTTCTTATGATGGTATTGAGATTGCTCATCATCCAGGAACTATACAGAAATATAGAACAACACCATCTAGAGAATGGTCTATTTCTAATATTAGATTAGCTTCAGTGACAGTTTCTCAAGCAGATGCTAATCAAATGGCTATTAATTTATTAAGAAGTTGGAGAATGCCATATTATGGATATGGAACAGAAGAGGATTATGCTCATTTATTGGGAGCGCCACCTGATGTATTAGATTTTTCTGCGTATGGAGATAAGAATATTGGTGTAATACCTGTAGTTATTTCAAGTTTGAGTATTGAATGGGCAAATGATTGTGATTATATTCATACTAGTGATGGACAACCATTTCCAGTGTTGATGAACATATCATTATCTTTATTAGAAGCTTGGTCTCCAAAACAATATTCAGGATTTAGTTTAACCGCATTTAAAGCTGGTAATTTAGTTAAAGCATATTCAACTGAAAAAGTTGATGCAGCTAATGCTCAAGCTAAAGAAGATTTAGCTGCTTCGCAAAAAGAACAACAATCTGCTGCTTCAACTCAACCTCCTGCTACAAGTTCAGGAGAGGTTAGTAATGAAAAAATAAATAAAACTGGAGTTGCAGAAAATAAAAAACCTGATTTATCAGTATCAAGAAATATGCTAATGAAAAATAAAGACCCTGCTTTAACTGCTAAAGCTCATGAAATGTTAGGACAAACTAATAAAATTCAAGATCAGCAAAAATTTTCAGGAAGTGATTTGTTTGCTCCTAAACCTGGTAGTGTATTTAGCGCAAAAGATACAGCGAATAATATAATGTCTTCTCCACCATCTACTATAGGATTTGTAACTCGTGTCAAACGTTAATTCAGTAAATAATAAAACAAGTCGATATGTTCAAGGTGGATTAACAGAAGTTGGTCCAATTGGATTAGAAATTTGGAATAGATATGATTTTCAATCAGACCCATCAGATACAGTTTATGTTGTAGAGCAAAAATTCACAGGAAGACCTGATTTAATTGCAAATGCATTTTATGGTGATTGGAGTTTATGGTGGATAATTTGTCAATTAAATAGAATATTAGATCCTTATTTAGAAATAGAACAAGGAACAATATTGTTATTACCTTCTAAAGAAAGATTGCAATTAATGTTTGTGCAGCCAATTGGTGGTGTTGCTACAACTCGCCAAGAAGAAACTTTATTACCACCAATTGTTTTATAATTTGGAGATTTTACGTTGAGTTCGCCATTAAATCCTTTAGATCAATATCATTCTTATTCTTATCATTTTATTTTATTAGCTTCTGTTAGTTCTGAAGCTTTACGAGTATTAGTTCAAGATAATAAAACCTTTTTAACAGGAGTTTCAGGAGCAGTATTAGGACAAGAAATAGGAAAAGATACTGGATGTTATTTAATTACTGATACACGTAAAACTTCTGAATTTTCAATTGAGTCATTAAATTTTGACGCATATATTGCTAATGCGTCATCACCAACAGATAGTGTAACATTAACGTCAGTTATTAATATGAGATTAGTAGATCCTTCAGGAATAGGATTTTATAATTATTTAAAATATTTAGTTGACCATAAAATGCAAACTGATATTACTGGAATATCATTTTTATTGCATATTATGTTTGTTGGACATTCTGATACTGGTAAAAGTTTTCCACTTTATGATTATAATGTTTCTATTCCTCTTGTTATGATGGAACATTTTAATTTAGCAGAGTATAATACTAAAGGTGGAGTTTATGATTTAGGTTTTGTTGCTGGAAATATGGGTGGAGCTAGAGGTATACAAAGTTATAACAAATTATATCGTGGATATAGTATAAGAGTTAAAGAAAAATTATTAGGTAATGCTATACAATCATTTGAAAATGAATTAAATATTAGAAGCAAAGAATGGTTTTTAAAATTTAATCCAGATTTTGTTAAATCAGATGGAACACCTTCTGATAATCGATTAGAAAATCAAAAAGAACCTCCTAAACATGGAAGATTAGTTCAATATATGATTACAATTCCTGATAGTTGGTTCTATTTCACTCTATCAGGTATACCTGATAATGGTATAGAATTATCAGATGCAATTGCCGCAAGAGCTAAAGTTGATGGCAGAGAAATAGAATATACAACATCTGATACAAAAGTTGCTCATGATGTAAATCACTCAATATCAGCAGGTAAAACAATAGAAGAAGCTTTAAAAGATATCCTAGATATATGCCCTCAAGTCCCTGAGTTGGCCAACCTTGATAAGAAAAAAGCTGGTAAAGTGAGAATATATAAAATTCTTTCGAGTGTCACCAGCAACCTCGAAACAGTTTTGGTTCATTTTGATATTGTTGAGTATTCAGTTCCTAATGTTAATAGAGCAAAGGAAATTCAGGATAATACTAATAAACAAGATAAAACACCTAATAGAAATGATACTAAAAGACCTCCTCATTCTTGGATATTTGAGTATATATTTTCTGGTAAAAATTCTGATGTCGTTGATTTTAATATAAAAGCTAATAATTTATTTTTAGGATTAATGACACAAGGAAATATGGCACAAGTTGTTAATAATGATATTCCTATACAAAATCAGAAATTAAAACCTGATACTCAAAATATATTAATTAAAGAAGGTTTTGGGCAAGTTTTAAAATATCAACCTCTTGCAGTTCCTCCAGCAACTTCTGAAGAATTAAAATCATTTTCAGCTCGTCCTAATGTTAGAGAACCAAATGCTGCTAAAAAAATGAGTGATGTTCAAGAATTTCAAAAAACATTATCTGATTTACACGTAACATCTATGGATAGTGATTTACGAATTAGGGGAAATCCTGAGTTTTTAGGAAAATATGTTGTTAAAAATATTCCACCTCATATAGTTTTAGGTGGTTCAGTGAAAGACTTTTTAACTAAAGATTTGAATAAATCTTCAGCTTGGACTTATGATGCTCAAACTAAAAAAGCTCCAACAGCAGGCGGAGAAGCTATTATAACTTCAAGTCATTTAGAACATAGGAAATATATTAATTCTATAGAGAAAGAACAACAGAAAAATTTTGATGATGCTGATAGGACTGGAACAATGGGAGCTTCTTCTATTGCTACAGGAACTTGGATAAAAGTAAATGTTTATGGTCCTTCAGATTATCCTTTTAATTTTGCAAATGGAGAAGATACTTCGGTATTTAAAAAACAATTTTTTTATGATAGTTGGTATTTCGTATCAGCAGTAAATAATTCTTTTGAGATGGGTTCATTTTATCAAAATATAAAAATACATGCATTTGATTTATATGGTAATTATGGAACAGCAAATAAACAAATAGAGGAAAGAAAATGAAATTAGAAAATAATGATAATTTAAATCCATTTATCATGGTTGGACATGTTATGGATGTTGATGACCCACTCCAAATGGGACGTGTAAAAGTTTGGGTTCCTTCTGTTGATGGTGAATATTATTCTATTTCGCAATTACCTTGGGCTGAATATGCTTCTCCTTTAGCAGGAGTAACTGTTGATTATCCAGCAGGACGAAATAAATCAGTATCTAAAGGTGCTGTTGCTTATGGTATGTGGGCTATCCCTCCATTAAATGCTCAAGTATTAGTATTTTGTTTAAATGGTGTTGCAAATCGTCGATTTTATTTCGCATGCATTTACGATTATCAAAGAAATCGAAGTCTTCCAGCTGGTAGAAATATATCTAGAGATAAATTAAAAGCTGGACCTTTAACTGATTTAGAAGAACCATTACAACCTGCGTATAATAATTTAAGAGCAGCGTTTGGAGAAGATTTGGGATTAGGAGAAGGTTATAAACATGGTGTTTATGAAAGACAAGTTGCTCAAGCTAGAACTGAGAAAAATGGTTTAGAAGGATATGCTCCAAGTATGGCAGACCCTGAGCATTATAAAGCAAGTCAAATATTTTGTTTTACAACACCAGGACATCATTCTATTATTATGAATGATCATGACCAAAACTGTCGTGTTAGAGTAAAATCTTGTGAAGGTAATCAAGTTATATTAGATGATACAAATCAAAAAATTTATGTATCAACTGCTTTAGGAAATACTTGGATTGAATTAAATGAAAATGGAGATATTTACATTTATGGTGGAAAAAGTATTTCAATGAGAGCGCAAGGTGATGTTAATATAAGAGCAGATAATAATATTAATTTGTCTGCTGGAAATGAAATTAATATTGTTAGCGCTTCTAATACTAATATTAATACTGGTGGAAATTTAAATATTGGAGTTAGCGGAACTACTGCATTAAGTTCTTGTTCAGATATTAATATTAATGGTTCTTCTAATTTAAATATAGGAACAGGTTCAAATATTGGTTTAAAAGCTGGTGGAACTATTTTACAAACAGCTTCAGAAATTCATTTAAATGGACCATCAGCTCCAGATCCAGAATGTGCAGGAGCCGCAAAAGGTCCTTCTATTATTCCAGGACATGAGCCATTTGTTAGACCAATTTATGATAATTCAAATGCTAAAAAACAAACAGTATCAACAGGAGCACAAGCATAATGGGAGCTTTATATAAAGGTTTTTCCACTCAAAATTTTGTTCAATCTAATGGTCAAACATTATTTGCAAGAGATATTGATTTAGTAAAACAAGATTTAATACGACACATTTATACAGCTCCTGGAGAAAGAGTATCAATGCCTAATTGGGGAACAAGAATACCTTTTATGGTATTTGAACAAAATGATGAAAAAACAAGACGAATAATTGAAGAAGATTTAAGAATGGTTATAGATCACGATCCACGAGTAAGTTTGATTAATATGAAAGTTGTATCAGTTAAGGATTTAAATATGATAGTGGCATTTATAGATGTTGAATATGTAGAATTTAATGTTACAGAAACATTAAACTTACAATTTAAAGTGAGTGCATAAATATTCTTAATTAAAAAATATATATAGGAACATTTAGTATGTCATTAAAAACAATATATTCGGCTGAAAGTTGGTCTCGCGTCTATCAAGCTTTTGAACAAGTTAATTTCTCAAGCTTTGATTTTTACTCAATTAAAGAGTCCTTAATTCAGTATTTGCGAGTTTATTATGCTGAAAATTTCAATGATTTAATTGAGTCAAGTGAGATAATTCAATTAATTGAGTCTTTTGCATATGTTGCTGAGCAATTGAATTATAGATTAGATATGTTAAGTCATGAGAATTTTTTGACGACTGCAGCAAGAAAACAGTCAATTTTAAAATTAGCTAAATTAATTGCTTATAAGCCGACTCGTAATATACCTGCTAGAGGATTAGTTAAAATATCTTCAATTTCAACAACTGAAAACGTAACTGATTCAAATGGTGTTAATCTTGCTAGACAATTAATTATTTGGAATGATGTTAATGATACAAATTGGAAAGAAAAGTTTTATCTAGTATTAAACAAAACTTTATCTGGCAAAATTGGTCAGTATAGTAATTCTGTTGAAATTGGCGATGTTTTAATGCAAACATATTCTTTCAACAATAATCCTGGAACTTTACGTAATGGAGTATTTTCTTATACTGTTGATACAGGATTAGAAAATTTGCCAATGGAAATTGTATCAGTTGATTTAGATAATAATGGGCCTTTTGAAAAAACACCAGATGTTAATTCACAACTATCATTAGTATATTCTTCTGATGGTTTAGGTGATGCTTCCGATTATACTGGATTTTATTTATTAACTAAACAAGGTGTATTAAACAGAATTGAATATTCTTTAACAGAAAGTGTTCCTAATAGAATGTTAGATTTAAATTTAATTAACATTAATGAAACAGATGTATGGCTTACAAATGTTGATGCTAATGGAGATATTATCGGTGTTTGGGAACAAGTTCAATCTTTAATGGACCAAAATATTTCTTTTAATACAAGTAAAGAAAGAAAGAAATAT